TTATGTTAAGTAAAAAATAAAAAATCTAAATATTTTTTTTAAATTGACTATAATCAATATTTTCAAAATCATCATTAGTAGAGGAATCTTTTTTATCATATTTTTTTTCGCTATTAAATTCATTAATTTTTCCCATATAGATATATTTGTTACATTTTTCAGGTACAGGAATTTCTTTATCTTTAACTTTTAAATTATAATCTACAGAAGGTTTTTTATTAGTTTCATTATTTTTTAAATTAGCAAAAACACTATCATTACTATTTTTTTCCTCATTAATATTTTTACTTGAATCATTAATAGCCTTTTTAATTTCATCTTTAGTATTAATCATTAAAGATTTACAATCATTAATTACTACAAATTTTCTAGCAACTACATCTAAATTATTGTAAGCAATATTTTTATAATCAGAATAATAAAAAAATGCTTCTTTATCAGGATTATATCCTAAAATTACATAACCATTAGGAGTCTGTTCACTAACAACCTTATCTTTTAGGTTTTGATAAATAGACGAGTTATCAACCTTTTTATCTTCTAATTCAATATATTCTTTTAAAAATTTACTATCAAAAAATTCTTCATCATCACTATCATAACCAATCATATTCTTATAATTTTTACTGACTTGTTTAAATAGAGTATTAGCAATCAAAACTACAGCAAATGTAGTTCCAGTAAATAATACTCCAAAACATATAAATATTGTTCTAAGTAAATCATTAGTAGAATCATAAAGATTAGGAGTTGCAACTAGTATAGTACAATTATCAATAGAATCCATATATATTTAAAACATAGTGAAATATTTAAGTTAATAATTAAAATTAAATATTAAACGTATAAAGATACAGATAAAAATAAAAATAAAAGATAAAAAATTAAAATAATAAAATATTAGCAGCAGTATATGTAATATAACCAGTTAAATATAAAACAAAAGTAAAATATATTAAATAACAAATACTAACTTGTTTTCTGAACTTAGTAAAAGTACCAGTGTTCCATGAATTATAAAATAAAAATATGGTACCGATAAAAAGTATTATAAATATTATTATAAATATTATATAAGAAATAATATATTTTATTTGATTAAATGTAAGAGCATCTAAATGAATCATGGAATTTTCTGCAGAGGAATACATGTATATAATATATAAATATATTAACAATATATAAATTATATATAAATTATATATAAATTATATATAAATTATTAGTATTTTATATTTTATTTAGATAAAGTATAAAATGGGTTTGGTATTAGAAATCTCTATAGATGTTAAGAAGAATAATAGTATAACAGAAAGCAATCTTTTTCTCTCGGAGTTAGCAGAAAAATTTAATTGTTATAAAGAATATTTTTTATATGAAACAGAAGGATATAATAGTATAATAGAGAGAAATGATTGCATTCATGTTATAGAATTTAATAATCCAGAAACAGAAAAAGAAAAACAAAACATCTTAAAATTTATAGAAATAATAATTAAAAAAAAACAAACCCGTTTAGAAACTATTTATCGTGACACAGGTAAAATAGATATAATTTATAATTGTATAAAAACAAATTATATAGATATGTGTGGTAAACAAAAACAAATAAAAAACAAACCAATAATTAATATAATAAGAGAACGACTATAATTTCTCTCTATGAATCAATTTTTATCTGTGAATAAATTAATATCTATTTACTTTTTCTTCTATTTCTACGTGTTCTACTTTTAGATTTTTTACCTTTTTCATCTTTTTCATCTTTTTCATCTTTTTCATCTTTTTTATCTTTTTTATCTTTTTTATCCTTTTCATCTTTTTTATCCTTTTTACCTTTTTTGCCCTTTTTTTTAGTTTCTTCTTTTACAGGTAATTCATATTTTAATCTATCTAATAAAGAATACTTACTTTTATGAATAGATAATAATTTCATTAAATCTTTTTCAGAGAGAAGGTTTTTGTTAATATTTCCACTAATTATATTATCATTATTTTTTAACATATAATGCATATCATCACCATGACTAACAGTTTTAATTTCTTTATCACTAACTAATTTACCATTTTTAAAAACTTTGGACATACCAACATGACTACTATATTCCATTTATATAATATGTAAATAATAATTATTTAGATTGATATTCAAATAAGCTTAATAAAAATGCAAAAAATAACCAAATAATAAGTGGAATTAAATAATATTTAATAGAAATATTAACACTAACTAAAATATAAAATAGAGTAAGTATTGATAGTAGAATAATATAAATAGCAAGTTTTTTATTTTTTTGGCATCCATACACAATGAGCCAACTATTAAGTAAAGTTATAAGTATAAAATATAATATAGAAAATTCTTTAGATTTAATCCAAGCAAATCCAAGTAATAAATAAAGTATAGGCCAAACAACGCCAAAAACCCATGCAGGTGGTCTAAATTTTACAAGACTACCAGCAGATTTACTAGGACCACAAAATATGGACATAGCATAACCACTAATCATAGGAAGTAATAATAAAAATAAATCTATATTTGATACAGTCATATATAGATTAAGAATATTATAAAATATTTTAAAAATTATTAGTTATGCATAAAATAAAGAACTAAAAATAAAGAACTAAAATTAAAGAACTAAAAATAAAGAACTAAAAATAAAGAACTAGTATTTATGGATAAATAGCAAAAACAATAAAATTATTAGAAATATGGTAAAAAAGATATAAAATAGAGTAAAATAGAAAAAAAATATAAAAAAAATAAAAAGTATTGATTTAACATAAATTTTCTCTCTATAGATTTAAAATTGATAATAATTTTTTAAATTAAAAGTAAAAGATAGTAACTAAATAATGAAGATTATTTCATGGAATGTTGCTGGATTGCGAGCGATGTTAAAAAAAAAGAATCTAGAAAATATGTTATTAGAATTGAGTCCAGATATCATTTGTTTACAAGAAACTAAGGCAGAAGAACATCAAGTAGAATTACCAAATACAATAAAAGAAATGTATCCTTTCAGATTTTGGGAAAGCACAAAAGGCACAACACAGAGAAAAGGATTAAGTGGAACAGCAATTTGGTCAAAGGTACGCCCAGAGAGACAATATAATCCACCAGATAATGATGAAGAGGGAAGAATTACAACCTTAGAATTTAGTGAATTTATATTAATGTGTGTTTATACACCAAATTCACAAGGTCTTGAAAGCGACCGACTAAAATATAGAACAATAGAATGGCACGAAAGTTTTAAAGAATATATAAATTGTTTAAAATTTATTAAACCAACAATACTATGTGGAGATTTTAATGTAGCACATAAAGAGATAGATATACATAATCCATCGAGAAATCATAAAACAGCAGGATTCTTAGATATAGAGAGAAGTCAGTTTCAAGAATATTTAGATATAGGTTATGTAGACCAATTTAGAAAAAAAAATCCAGATGCAAAAAGACGTTTCACATATTGGAATCAATTAAATCCGAAGATACGAGAAAATAATTCAGGATGGCGAATTGATTATTTCCTAACATCAAAAGAGATAAAAATAAAAGAAACAGATATTTTAGATAAAATCTATGGGTCAGACCACTGTCCTATATATTTAGAAATTTAATAATAAAATAGTTATAGACTATATATGTCTAATTATAATATACGTACTTTTTCTAATGGACCAAATAAAATGAGAAGTGCAGATGATTACATAAATAGAAAAAAGGCAACAACATTATATACAGTAGCAGCATCCAATACATCATCTAGAGCAAAAAACTCTAACATACCAGTTAAAACAACAAATCTAGTAGGAAACCCTAAGCTAGCAAGTGTAGGAGGATATAATGTAAATAGTTATGATTTATTAATGAATATATCAAAGGGTCGTTATTATGTAGCACCAGAAGGAAGGTATGCAGAACTATTAAATAATCCATTATTTACAAGTGATATAAGTAATAACATTAAAATAAATGATTGTAGTAATACACTAATAAATACTAAAACAACAATACAAACACCTATAAATCAAACATGGGATTTATATGAAGGTTCGTATTTGATAGATAAAGATGAAAGTATTTCAGAATGGTGTAAATGCACACCAAATAAATTATCAAAAAACCGAGATTTACAAATAGATTCACGATTAATTTATAATAGTAATGCTTTACCACAGTCATCACCAAGTCAAATATTTTTTAATGGAGGTGCAAGAAGTGTTGCAAGATGGAATAACAGCGATAAACTAAGAGGATTTAGTTATCCAAAAATATTTTGTATTCCATTTTCAAATAATAATAATAATAATAATAATCCATTACCTGTAGTCTTTTCAGTTACCGGTGGTACTCAAACTACTTCTGGAGATTATACACTTCATACATTTACTAGTAATGATGACTTAATAATTAGTATAATCTCAGGCGACCCAGCAAGCACTTTAGATTTTAGCTATTTACTTGTAGGAGGCGGTGGTGCTGGTGGTGGTGCAGGTTCGTCAGCTAACGGCACCGGACCTAACAATAGAGCTGCTTCTGGTGCTGGAGGAGGAGGTGGCGAAGTAATTGTAGGTAATATTAGTTTAATAGCAAATACTTATCCAATTACAATTGGAAGTGGTGGTCAACCAAAAAATAATAATCAAATTGTCAATAATAATGCTAATGGAGGAGATGGAGGAGATACTACTTTTAATATTTTTACAGCTAGAGGAGGAATAGGAGGACAAGGAAATGGACCAAGTCAGACTACTAATTATAATGGTGGTACAAATGGTAATACAACAAATACTGGAGGTAATGGTGCTCATAGTCAATTAACAAATAGTGGTTGTTCTACAGGTGGAGGAGGTGGAGGTGCAAGTGAAAATGGTAGTAATGCTATTGCGTTCAAAAATCCTAATAATAATAATTCCCAAACATTTGGAGGTAATGGTGGTGATGGTTATCAAAGTTTAGCTCCGTTTTCAGGTTCATACTATGGTGGCGGAGGAGGCGGTGGAGCGGCAAGTGAAGTTTATGTCAATCAAGGTACTTTTACAGGAGCCCCAGGTTTAGGTGGACAAGGTGGTGGAGGTAATGGTGGGACAAGAAATGGATTTAATGGTAGCCTAGATATTTTTCCAACAAATGGTCAAAATGGTTTTGGAGGAGGCGGCGGCGGAGGTGCCACAGTCTCAACAAATATCCCTACCATACCACCAAGACAAGGAACACCCGGTGGGTCAGGTGTAGCAATAATTGCATATTTAACAAGTTACACTATGTAAATAAATGTATAACTACACAATTCTTTACTAATGCAAATATGTCAAGCCAAGATTGGATTTATTGAGGAGCAGGAGGAACTGCATGGCTTCAAGGTCTAGATAGTGTAACAAGATTAGGTATAATAATTAACAATTACAAATAATGTAAATTTAGGTTTTGTTCCTACAAAATCTAGTTCAGCATAAAATTATAATAAAAGTGAGAAATATATTTTTTCTAATCAAATTATATAAATGATTGGTGGAACTAGAAAAACTAAAAGAGGTGGCCGTAAAAGCCGCCGTGGAGGTACAAGAAGTGCCCTTCGCAGATTTGCACTCCCAGCTTTATTAGGTAGTGCTGTATTACACATGGGTCGCAGACACAAATCATACAAAAAAAAATCAAAAAGAAATAAAGCAAAAAAAAGTCGTCGCGCTTAAGTATTAATTTAGGAGTTTTTATTTATAAAATTGATTTATAAATAAAAGATTAATTAAATAGAAAATAATTAATGGAAAATTTAAGTACTCAGCAGAGAGAAATCTTTAATAAATATAAAAAAGGGGATAATATATTTATCACAGGTCCAGGTGGGACAGGAAAAACCTATTTAATTAAAAAAATAGTAGAAGATGCAAAAAGAGAAAACAGGGAATACAAAGTATGTGCATTAACAGGTTGTGCAGCTATTTTATTAGAGTGCAACGCAGTAACATTACATGCTTTTGCAGGAATAGGATTAGCGAATGGTTCAATAAATCAGGTAGTAGACCGTGTATTAAAAAATTCAAAAAAAAAGGTAAATTGGAAAAAGATAGATTTACTAATAGTAGATGAAGTGAGTATGTTATCATTAAAATTATTTATAATTTTAGACCTAATAGCAAAGCGAGTAAAACAGAAAAGAGATATTCCATTTGGTGGAATGCAAATAATATTTTCAGGAGATTTTTATCAATTACCTCCAGTAGGAGATGAAGAGGATATAGATTCAACAAAGTTTTGTTTTGAGTCGCCACTATGGGATAGTGTATTCTCTCAAGAGAATCAGATAGTCTTAGAAAAAGTATTTAGACAGTCAGATGATGCTTTTGCAAAAATATTAAATCGTTTAAGGGTTGGTAAAGTAACACAAAATGGTTTAAATAGTTTGGAAAAATGTGTTGGAAAACCGATAAAAGATGGTTTTATACCAACAATTATATTTCCAAGACGTAAAGATGTAGACCAAATAAATAATAGAGAATTTAATAAATTAAATAGTGAAAATGAAAAAACATTTAAGATATCAAAAGTAGATGAGATAGAGTTAGTATTAAGTAAATCAGAGAGAGAAAATATAAGTATATTTACGGATGAAGAGAAAAAACAAGAAGTAGATTATTTGTCAAATAATATAATGGCTGAACAAGAGATTAAATTAAGGATAGGTACGCTAGTAATGTGTATAGCAAATTTAGATATAGAAAATGGTCTAATAAATGGTAGCCAAGGAAAGATAATAGACTTTAAAGGAAACAATCCTTTAGTAAAATTCAAAGATGGTCAAGAAAGATTAATAAGTCCTCATATGTGGCAGAGTGAAAAAAACCCAGCTATAGCAATTAGACAAATACCATTAATATATGCATGGGCAATTACAATTCATAAAGCTCAAGGTCTAACATTAGATAATGCTTTTATAGATATAGGCGATAGTATATTTGAATGTGGACAAAGTTATGTAGCTCTTTCAAGAGTAAAGTCATTAGAAGGATTGTACTTAAAAAGATTAGATTTAAGTAAAATAAAAGTAAATAAATGTGTAAAAATGTTTTATGAGAATCTAGAAAAAAATACAAAAAATACAAAAAATACAAAAAATACAAAAAATACAAAAAACCCGACTAATTAATCATATAAAATATCAAGATTAATAGTAAAAGACCAATCCATATTATTAAAATCCACAATTCTACCATATTCATCTAATACTTTAATATGTAATTTTTTTATATCAACAGGACCATAATATGAGCGATTAGCATTAATAACATCATCATCATCTCCATTATTATATACGCCATCATTTTGTATTAGGTTATTATAATGGATACGACCAATAATACTTTTAGCTAGTGTAGAGTCATTAAATGTAGCAATAAAAGTATTACTAGAAGAGTTAACAAAATCATTAATACTAATATATAAATATTTTGGCAGATTTAAATTAGCAATTCCCTCAGAATAAACGACACTATTCGCAGCAAGGTTATAAGAACCAACTCTAAATCCAAGATTCCATCCTAATTTAAAAGGCAAAGGTGTTTCTAAATCCTGATTACCATTACAATCTGTATTAAAATATATTTGATAGTTATTACTACTAACATTAGTAAACATACTATTACCAGTAATTGGATTAATATTATATGAAATATCAGCATTTAATCCATTCAAATCTAATTGCTTATTAATTTCAGTAATTATATTTGCACTAGCATCGTTAAAAATTCTACTAGAGAAAGGTGTAAAATAGTTACCATTTGATATATCTAGAGAGAAAAGTTCTTCGCCGGAACCAGTAGATTTAATAATAGAAAAACAATTATTACAATCATTAATAGAATGGATAGTCAAAGGTACTTCATAAGAAATAAGCTGTAAGTTAACAACTTTTCTAAATGTATCGGGTAAGTCAATATGAAAATCACTACTTTTAGAATTAAAGTAAGAGTCTCTAAATCTACTATCAATATTGATTGTTTTAGTAATAGTTTTAACATTAATTGGATTAATATATCCTGGCGGATAATAACCACCTTTGCCTTCGTTTACTATGGCTTTAGAACTAGATAAAGTATTAGGATTAACAATAAGAGGATTACTCTCAGGAGTATCAGAAACTAGATAACTAGTATTAGATGCATATGTAAGATTAATATTATCATCAAGTTTATTAATACTATTATCATCATGAAGTTTACTTTTAGCATTAGTTAAAAAAACGATTACATTATTTTTAGTACTAAATGGCATAGAGGAATCATCGCTAATAGTAGTCTGAATTTTGTCTATTTGATTACTAATTTCATTCATATCAAAGACCTCGTTTAAACCTAAAATTTCTTTAAGTTCTAAATTAGAATACTTAGATATATCAAGATTGAGTTTATCAAAATTCATATTATATAATATAAAATATATGTTTATTTTTTAGATAATAGTAATAATAAATTATTTATGTAGGAGTTGTGGGAAATACATTTTTAATGTGTTTACAAGTTTTATTAGTATCTGGAGAGTATTGATAGGATGGACAAGAACATTCGTCTTTAATAACAACACCATTAATTCTAGTTTGTCTTCTTGTATAAGTATTTCCAGTTGAACCGTAAAATCCCCAAGTAACAACTTGTGGTTCAGGATCGTGATAAGGTTCGTTATCTTCTAAAATAGGTTCATCGCTAAGATTATATTTTTGAGGACTATTTACAGGTGTATTACTATATTCACTATTAATATTACTATATTCACTATTAGTATTACTATATTCACTATTAGTTTCAAAATTAGTGTTATAATTTTCATCTAGTAACATAATAGCCATAGCGGCATAATTATGTAAATCAATTAAAGTATCTCTAAGTTTTTCATCATCAACAAGTTGTACACCACGATTACTAATATTTTGAAGACGCATAATTTTATCACCAAGTCTTACTAAAACTCCTATTGTTCCATAAGTAGCAAATGCATCGCCATAATCAGCATTTTTTCGTTTAAAAAGTTCAAGAGCTTCATCATGAACTTGAATCATCTGATAGACCCGGTCAGTCATTTTGATTTAAAATAATATTATCATTTTAAATCAATTTTTTATGTTTTTATGTTTATGTTTATGTTCTACGACGAACAGCACTAAGTGAGCCGCCAGTTGTATGAATAAGACTAGTACTACTATTATTGCCTTTTTGATACCACCAATCATTAGTTTTAATCATAGTCCATTCTCTACGAGCAGGTGTACAAGGAGAAATAAGTTGATTACCTTTACCATCTTTTATACAGGCTCTAAGTTCGGGACCAGTAGGACGACCTTTGCTACCTCCCATTATAGTAACAAAGCCAGATGGAGGGGGGCCATAACTATTATATTTATTCATTTATATAATATAAATATAATATAATAAAATTTTATTTACCACAACCACATCCTTTGCCCTTTTTAACACTAGAAAATATATTCCTATTTTGAGTAAATATATTGTCGCTACTAAATGTTTTTGGTTGTTGATAATTAACAATATTAGTTGTTTTTAAATTTGGTAAACTACGACTACCCATTAAGTTAACATTTAATGGATTTTTTACTTCACTATTTGTAAAATTCATTTTAAGTTGTAGAGGCATAATTATATTTAATATAATTTAATATAATTTAATATAATTTAATATAATTTAAAACCCTTTAAATTAAAAAAAAATTAAAGATTATTAGGATTAAATATACTTAAAGAACAATCAAAACAATTGTTTCTATTTATATTAAGACTAACAGGAGAAAATTTGTAAGACATGTTATTCATTCCAGAACTATTATAAACAATCTGTGGTCTAGATGGGTCATAAAATCCTAATCTGTATTGTGATAAAGGTAAAGGTGGAGTTTGAGTAACACTAACCTTTGGTTTGGTTAAAATTTTACCCTTTTTCTTAGCTAAATATCTGTCATAAGAACCATGTTTTACATCAACACCTTGGCCCCCAGGTGTCATTGCACCAGGTCTATCAGCAGTAATAGTAGAGCGAGTAGAATTGCCTCTAGTTGGAACATTAACATATCCAGGAATGCCAAATTTCATTCCAAATGGTTGATTTCTAACACCGGATTGTGTAAAGCTGCCACTTCTAGATGGGGTACTTCTATCACTTTGGTTTCTAAGATAATTAGGATTACTCCAAACACGACTACTCAAACCTTCAAAATCTTGTTTACTTCCTTTAAAAGATAGAATGTCACTAGCCACATTAACAGATTTTTTTGCATCACGATATTGTGTTTCAAACATTCTAGATTGATTTTGAATTCTGCGTTCTATTGCTACATTATCAAAACTACTACAACCATAACTAATATCAGATAAAGGATAATTACCATTTTGACATTTGTAAGTCTGTATACAATTACTACCAATTTGAGGTACACATGGTGACCAAAATTTTAGACCATTTGTTGAACAATCACATAAATTAACCATTACAGGCATTGTTGTAGCCATAATTATATAATATTATTATATATTATTATAAAATAATTAATATAATAAAATTGAAAAAATAGTTATAAAACGATAAACTGAAAATGCCTTTAATTGCTCCATATGTTTGCAAAAATTGTAAAAAAGGATATGAACGTTATTCTTACTATAAAAAACATATTATAAATTGTGAATCAGTAAATACAAATTTTATGACAGGAAGCATAAATGATTTATCAATAAAAGAAACATTACAATATTTGATAGATGAAAAAAATATGTTAAAAGAGAAAGTGGTTAATATGCAAAGAGAGAAAAATGTAGAACGTAAAAAAATTGACTTACTTACTTGGTTAAATAAAAATTTTGATACAGATACATTATTCAATCTGTATATTGATAATATTGAGATTACAGAAAAAGATTTATTAACATTAGAAGATAATAATATTCAAGATTGTATAAAAGTAATTTTAGAGAGATATTTTACCAAAGAGAGTAATTTTATAAAGGCATTCAATTTAAAAAATAAAATATATGTTTTTAAAGAGAAAAATAAATGGCAAGAATTGTGTATTGAAGATTTTAAACCTTTGGTATTTAAAATCCATAAAGAGTTTTTGTTAACATTAAATAAATGGCATGATAAACATGAAAAAGAATTAGGTAAAGATAGTATGTCAAATTTATATTTGACATTAGTTAAAAAAGTTAATAAAATAAATCTTAGTAATGGATTTATTACTAATACATATAAAATTCTATATCAGCATCTAAAATGCGAACTTAAAATCATAGAATATATTATAGAATAATTTATACAACAAAGTCTAGCATTTGTTTAAGTTCCTTTTCTGTTAAATTATATTCGGAATCAAATTCATTAAATTCATTAAATTCATCAAAATATATGTT